TACTTGGTATACCTCTCCATTTTTGTAAAATTTTATCCCATTGAATAACTTTCATAGGATATGGTATACTTAGTACCTCTTCGTCTTTTTCTATCATCTTAAAAATAGAATCTGCACTAAATAATATATCACTATCTATAAATAACAAGTGTGTATAACCAGAATTTAAAAACTCCGACACACATAAATTACGACCTTGTGTTACTAAGGAGGACTTCATCAACTGTAATATAATAGGTATTTTCTTTTCATTACACTTGGCTTGTAACTTAAAAACGGATTGCATATAGTGTATAGATACTTCACTATGCACTGGAGTAGCTACAAATAATTTTATATTTTTATTGTCAACCCAATCAGCATCAGGTGAATAAATTGGTTCATGATTTTGCATCTAATACTCCTTGTAAAAAACTTGTCCATTCTAATTTTTTCTTTTCCCAACTATAAAATCTTTTTACAAAGTCTTGTTGTATCTTTAAATGTTCTAACACTTGTGGTTCGTGTAGCGTGGATACTGCTCCTCGAATAGCGTGAGCAAAAGATGTAGCCAAGTTACGATAGTTTTTATCATAAGTAACATACACAGGAAACTCGGAACAGGTTTCATACAAAGCACCAAAGTCTGTAACTATACACATTAAACCAGCAGCCATAGCTTCAAGAGCCGAGTTACAACTAGTTTCCTCCCATATGCTAGGATAAGCAAACATATGATAGCGATAGATATATTTTTGAATAAAAGAATGTTCTTTATATCCAATGTAATTTACATTTTCTAGTTTTCTTGCTTGTTCGTATAAAGGCTCGTAAATATGTTCGTTTGCTTTTTCAAAATTTTCTCCATAAATTTTACAACTACTAAACACATCTAGATGAACATTACAATCTTGTAATTGTTGCATAGCACCTAATAAAACATTTAAACCTCTCCAAGGAGTGACGTGAAATAACATACGAACCATATCCCCCTCTTTGTAAGGAATTATTTCTGGAAAATTAGTAACTCCGTTTTTTATAACGTGGCATTTGTGCGTAGGCACATCAAACTTATATCTAAACTTTTCATAGTTCCAATGTGAGTTAAAAACATACCAGTCAAATTTATTGTGATTACTTTTATCTTCAAACCAAGGATAAATATTTGGTTGATCATAACTATTTTTTTGCCAGAGTATATTTATTTTATCTTTAGATAAAGGAATTTTGCCTGGGATAGATGTACAAATTTGAAAGTTAGATAATAATTTTTCATCTACATAATGTGATAAAAAACGATGTTGTATTTCTGTGCCTCCTTGTGGTGTCATATTTGATCCTTTATTTGTTGACTTGTTCTTGCAAACCAATTCCAAACAAGATTTATTCTATTTACTTCGTTTGACAAAGGGTCTACCCAATGCTTGAGATGACTTGGTATTGTTATGATTAATCCTCTTTCTGTTTGAAACTCTCCTACCTCAGTTTGTAAATTTGCAAGATTATCAAAATATAAAGCAGAAGCGTATTTTGAACCCAGATGATCGTGCCTTTTTACACTATCACCTTTGTTAAATACACTACCCCAAGCATCTCTAATTTGTGCGTGAAATCTATCCTCTTGTAAGAACTGTTTGTTTACCAATTGATAATCATAAACTTTACCATAAAACCATTCTGCGAGTTTTTTAAAACTAGGATGCTCAACAAAAAAAGAATAATCTGTCATTTTTGCTAATACGTTTGTTTTGTAATCTAATGCACCTACGTTTGCTATAATTATTTTTTCTAACTCTTGCATATGCTCTTCATCATCATATTTAAGAGTAAATATTGTTCCTTGAGTTTGCCAAGTACAAGCATACTTAGTGTAAAGTTTATTTATCATCTAGTATAATATTATCATCCAAAGAGGTAGTTTTCATTTGCAGTTCTGGTTTTGTAACTTTGAGATTAAACTCTGTAGCTATTCTACCAAACACATTAGCAATGTGTTTAATAGACTCTTCTTTAAGTACTAAATGTTTTTGCTTTTTCAATATATCTATTTCAGCATCGGTAAAGTGCCAATATATATCCTCACCTTTATATTCAAATTTCATTTTTTTGTGTCTGAAATTAAAGATAAAGCTTCTGGTGGCACTATGACTTTTACATCTGTTGCTATATCTTCTTGTTTTGTATCAGTATTAGGATTATTTATATCGTGTTCAGCATCTTTTTTTGATGCATAAACCACATTAGTTTTTTTGTTTCTATAAACTTCTTCAGTAGTGCATTGTATTTTTTTCATAACATAGTTATAAAACACCTACGATAAATTGCAAGAATTATTTATCCATTAGAATCAGAACGATTTATTTCTAAGATAGCACAAGTACCTTCAAAAACATTACCAGTATCTGCTTGAAGTTGTAACTTGTCGTTTTCTTCTAATATAACTGTACCATCTGCAATAGATTGTGAGTTACCAGAATTTACCGTATGCTCTGCAAACTGAAAAGCTGTTGTAGCAGAATTATCATATATGAAAGCTTTTATTTCATGATTACCTGAACCAACATTTGCAACGTGGACATTTTGAACAATAGCTCTTGAGCCTGCTGGACAGGTAAATACATCTGTAACATCAGTTGTAGTTAAGTCAAATTGTGCGTTTCTATAAATATTAGCCACTTGAAGACCCCATAAAAAAAGCAAATCTCTCTGATTCGTTTTGTACATCTTTTGTGTAAGATGTATTTAATCTTTCTATAATTTGAGTAAGAGCTAAATTTATTAATCTTTGATTTTCTATATCATATTCCGATTTTGGTTCTGGAATAAAAGTTACTATTTTAGACATCTAAATCTCCTATATAATGCATTTTATCTCTCCATTTTTATGTTACCTGATATGGTAATATTATTAGAATTTTTTTTCACACCATGTTCTAAAAAACTTGGAAAAACAATAATTTGATTTTCTCTGCATTGTGGTGAAAAAGTTACTCTAAACAAGTCTGACATATCAAAAGCATGAATTAATTTGTTTGAGGGGTTGTAAAAAACTGTATGTGATTCGTTTACTTTTTTATATATAATAAAACTTAAATCTGATCCCCCATGTATATGTGCCTCTTGATAGTCATTTTTTTTATAATCATTAACCCACATATTAAGTAACCATATTTTAAATTTATTTTTAATGTCTTTACTTATTAGTTTACTTATGGTTTCTAAAACATATTTTTCTTGCTCTGGTTCTAATTTATTATTAGAGCCTAGATAGTGTGTAGAAGGTGTTTTTGACAGCCATAATTTTTTTACATTTGATACATCAATATTTATATTTGTTGCATTAATATTACCAATCCAAATTGGTAGAGAAAACAAATCTAATCTCATTATCTTCTTCCATCAGGTTGAACATCTGCTTTAAAAGTACCATATCTCCAACTTTCCGAAGTTGCAACGTTTTCTATTTTTAAATTTGCAGCTCTTGCTCTGGCTCTTGTGTCTACCTTTTTTGTAGAACCTGAAATAGTAAAAGGTCCTAAAGTGCTACTTGCTTCTGTATCGCTTGGAAAGTCTTTGAGATTTATTGTCACTTTGGCATTACCACTTAATGATTTAAAGTCTGGAATAAATCTTCTTATTTTAATAAAAAATTCACCATCTCCAATCTCTGGAGCTCTCACTTCAAAATCACCACTTTGTATACTAGCTATTATTGCATCACTTGCACCAGTGGCAGAAACTTGGTCAGTACCAAATTCGTGTTGATACAAAGTTGATGCACCATTGGTATTAGATACCCCATTGATTGTAGGAAAACTTGGAGTTGCAGTTGCAACATATTTAGTGCCATAGGGATTATCGTAAATTGTTTTATCATAATAAGCACTTCTATCTAAAGTACCAACTGTCCAAACCCCCTCTTGATAATTGTAGGTAACTACTCTATCAATCTGTGACGAGTTTGCTTTAGGATAAAACCAATTAATTTCATTAAATAACGAATTATAACCAGCAAAAATTATATCTCCACTGCCAAAGTTTAAACCTAAGTCTCCTTCATCTTGTGTGGAAAAAACAAAATCTTCAACAGAGCAAGGTAGTTTTTTTACAGTACCATCATAATAATAAAAACCACCAGCTTGACCCATCCAGTATACAACTCCATTTACAACGACTATAGCGTGTTGTGCAATCAATCCACAGTTGCTACCAACTTGTTGTATACCAAATGTAAAAGGTGGACCTATGAAAGTCATTGAATAAGCAGACGTGTTGGTTAGTATTAAATTATAAGTTCCTGCATTTACAGCACCAACAATTCTTGTTCCAGAATCTAATAAAAAAGTACCTGCTGTATTGGTTGATGTAGGCACATAATCAGTTTTGCTTTCTTGACTTGAAAACCTTATAAACATTTTATTTTGTGTGCCACTTGCTATCGTTTCTTCTGTGCCTAAATGTATTAAATGTCTATCTCTGTCTGATATCATAGTCATAACAGATTTAGTTGGATTATCACTAATTACTGTAGCTCTTGTTTGTAAAGCAGATGCAGCTGAAGGCACCCATTCAAAAGTTTTATTATTTCGCACAGTAGCAATTAAAACCTCTCCAAAATTATCTAAAGACCAATTACCAGGTTCTAACGTTACCTCTGCTGTGCTAGTAGCTTCTCCCCAACCAACAAAAGATGTTGCATTAGTTACTGTAGCACCATCACTATGTGCTGATCTGTTAGAGCCAGACTGAGCTCTAGTAATACCAGTAAGATCATTACTAGACACACCAGTATAAGTAATTAACTCAGCACCAACCCTTATCGTACCACTTGTAGGAAACCCAGATGTTGAAGCTAAAGTAATACTTGTTCCTGAACCTCCTGTTCCAGCAGTGTCATCTAGCAAAGCTCCGTTTAAGGTAGACTGTACTAGATCAGCAGTTTCTCCACCCCATAAACCTGTTCCATAACCATAACCAACAACCTGTGTGGCATCACCAACCCTAAAATATGGATTTACTGAAACACTACCACTTGCAGTTATACCTGCTCCTGATTCAGTTTTTGCCATTGTAACAGTGAAAGAGTTATGGTTAGCTGCTACAGTTACTACTTCAAAAGTATTTGTTGTAAAGTCTGCTTCTACAAAACCTGTTCCTGAACCAGGTAGGGTAACACTAGAGAATGTAAATAAATCTCCTGCTACTAAACCATGTGAACTTTTGTTTACTGTTACTGTTGCAGAACCATTAGAAGTTGTTAAAGTGCAAGATGTTAAAGCTGTATCTAAGGGCGTTATATCATAAAAAGCTCCCTCAAAATATAAAAATAACCCTTTGTGTGTTCCTATGGCTATATATCTGTTTCCGTCTAAATCTGCCCATATGTGCATTGCCCTTGCCACACCAACTAAGGTTTTGTCTACGTTTTGTATCCATCCACCAATTTTTTCTGGGTATCCATAGCGAAACCTCACATTATCACAATCAATCCACTTTCCTTCAGCTCCAGTAGGTGTGACTTGCTTGTTGATACCAGGTGCTATCTTTATATCTCGTAAAGGCATAATGATATTATATATAAAGTTATGTGTTAAGTCTATGACCTAGAATGACTGCATTTATTTTATTATCTTGTTGTAATATTTTGTTTATTTTATTTTTAAAATCCATTATTAGTGCCTTATTTTTTACTTGTTGTGGATATGCTTTATCCTCTCTATCGTATTTTCTAGGGTTAAAAAAGTCACATACTTCATTTACCTCTAGAGTAGCAGGTTTCATATCCAAATAAGCACTGGCTATACCAAAAGGCAGTTGATCTCTTATACCAAATTTTATAAAGTAACTCCACCACAACTCATTGAATGCTATCGTTTCTTGACTATATTTTCTATAAACAAACCAATTGTGATAAGCTCTAAATTTAGTAAAATCAAAATGTATGTTTTTAAGAAAAGATGTAAACTTTATTGCTTGATCTAAACTAATATAACCTGAGATAAACCAATCAAATAATTCATCAAAGTAACTTCTTCTGTAACAATTGTTTATGGTGCATATATTTGCTCCTCTTCTCGATAATTGGTTAGTTATAACTGATCTTGTAAGATTAGCTGTAGAATCAAAATATATAGTTTCATCTCTTATAAATCTGTGACTTAATATCTTATAGTATCTTTGAGTAAAAACTGGATTTTCAAAAAGTTTTGGTACTTTAACTAATTCATATCCTTTTGGTTTTACATCGAAATCAAAGTCGTGATATAAGATACAAGGGATTTCATCTGGCATATCAATGTTAGGCACTACCATATCATTGTTTGTAACTACTGTATAAAAAATCACTTAGGGTATCCATACATAGGTCTGCCATCACCAGAGAAATGTGCGTATTTACCATCTACTCTTACATAGTGTAAAAATACTTGTGCTTGATGGTCACCTTTAAAAGGCTCTCTCCAATGTTCAACATCCATACCTTTGTAAATTACAGCGTCACCAACATTAGTTACAACTGGTGTGCCATCAAAGTATAATGCCCAATCTTCCCCACTATCTCTTAAATTTATTGACACGCTTATTTCACAAGAAGGTCTATCTTTATGTTTTTTTAAATCAGCACCTTTTGTATACATTCTCCAAAAACTATATGTGGCGTGTAATTTCTCACCAACTTCTTTTTCAATCTTATCTTTTTTTGCTAATAAATAACTTTCCATCAAGGGGTCTGAATAATAAGAAGTATCCATAATGGTGCTTTGTCTATCATCAAAATCAGTATAATTTAATCTATGCTTAAACTCAACGTAATAGCCTAACACTTTTAATTCATCTTTAGTTAAAAAATTAGGAATGTGTTTATATTTTACAATGCCCATGATACTATTGAATACCTTGTACCTTTCGTTACTTTTTTAACTTGATGTGGAAATAAAAAACTTGATGACCAAACAATTACTCTATTAGGTTTAGTTTCTATAGTATATGTGTTATCACCATACTGCTCTTCAAAGACCAGTTCTCCACCCTCGTAATCATTATTAAGTAAAAAAATCATAGATAATGTTCTTGGTATGTTTGTGTGATGATCTGTATGTAACTTATAAAAACATCCTTCATCATACCTTAAAGCACTTATATCTATAATTTTACCTATGTCTGGTCTGCACTTCATTTTTTTACCATACTGTAAAAACTTTGGCATTAAAATACTTCCAAGTAAATTATGCCAATGCACATTACTTAATTCAGGATGATCGTTTCTAAAAGGATATATATAAGTGTTTCTAAATTTTTTGTCAGCAGGAATTTTAACATCTTCGTTTTCCCCTATGGTTTTAGCTTCAACAAATTTACATAGGTTTAAATATTCTAAAAACTTACTTAGCAAAGGATATGGCACAACATTATCAGATACTTCTATATAATCTTTTAATTCCATCTTTGTTTATTCCATACTATTTTTTTATAATTATCTATTATATAAGAGAAAAAAAATATTTTTTTTAATTTTTGTACTCTTTTGCTATCTTTATTTGCTCTTACTTTTAAACTCCAAGATTCTTTTTTGTAAGGAATACATTGTGCAAAAACCTCTCCTTTTTTTAAAGTAACCTTTTTACTTTTGCCAGTCATTTTAAAAGGAAAATTTACATACATTGGAAACGTGTCCGTATCAACAATACCAGACAATATCTCGTAATCTTTTTTTTCTACATTTAAAGGTGGCATAAACAAACAAGCATAACCTTTTGGAGTTTTTATTTTAAATGGATACATTATTTTTATATAAGGTAACTCAAAGTCATCACTAAATTTATTTTGATTTTTATGGTAAGGACAATCTTTACCTAACTGACCTTGCGAATGTAAATTACTTTGTACACTTTTTTCAAAATGTAAATTTATTTTATGTTCTGGATTATGTGGTTCTATCAAATCTTCAAACATAGAGGCGTTTCTTGGTAACCTTATTTCCATTTTATCATTTTTGACAATGATTTCCATTTCTTGTGGTACTTTTAAAGCATAACCTGTAGTCATTGATTCTAAAAAAGGTATACAACTTTTTACAGTAGGGTACTCCCAAGATGTTTTTAATTTTTTGTACCAATCAGACATATGCAGTTTGATGGGTTCTGGGTATACTATTTTTTCCTCATGATCTAAATATTCTTTAGGAGCTATAAACTCTATAATTTTAGTCATAAAGTTTTATTACATATTTTTAAGGAATAAGCAAGTATGTATATTTAGCTATGCTTTTACTTTTTAAAAATTCAGCTAGTGTTTTGTTTATTGGAAAGGTTTCAGAAGAAACATCAATATTTAATATAGCTGTTTTTATACTTGTCCAATCAGACTTTAAATTATTTATATCGTTTGCATTATTCAAAAAAGCATTAATATGAAAGACTAAACTATCTCTTTTGTTTTCATAATCTACATCATCATGTATCATATAATCTCCTTCAACGTCTTCATAGGTAATAGTAGACATATCACTACCTAAAATAGGAATTCTTTTCTCTAATAAAACATTTGACCATTCAGTAGCATCAGTAGCTTCTTTAATAGTCCAATGCTCTGCACTATAATACTCACTATTTTTTATAGTATCATTATCAATGCATCTTTTAAAAATTCTATCTGCTGTATTAAATGCGTACCAATTTGCCATACTTTCTCCTTATGATGAAGCGTTTTCTTTTACAACTACAATACCAGGTCCACCAGAAGTCAAACCACTTATTCGAAGTCCCCCAAATGTGCCAATACCAGCAATACCAGCTCCTTTAGTGTCTCCTGAACCTGATGCTGATCCTGCCATTGCTGCACAGTCTCCCACATGACTAAAAGTAACACCTGCTGATATTCCAGGTGCTGGAGAGGATACATTTCCATTACTACCATTAGAACCATTTTGTTCGCTAGGACCATTAGCATTATTACCATTATTACCACCATTTGCAGTGATAGTACCTGCTGGATGTGCAAAAGATGAGGCTCCTCCTGCTCCACCAGCAGAATAAGATAAAGGTCCTATTTGAGATGGTGTAGCTATATTAAAATACCCAAAACCTCCACTACCACCAGTACCTCCATTAAATTGTCTGCCCTCAGGACCACCTGCTGGATTGCCTCCATTACCACCTCCACCAATAACAAAAACTTGTATTCTAGATGTACCAGGATTAGTTGTAAAAGTTCCAGAACCAGGACCTCTTTGATATACTCCTGTGTTACCACCCACATCAAATCCAGGGTTACCCCCAGAACCATCAGATGCTGCTGTTAGTCTTCCATCTGCGTCTACTGTTATAGTAGCTGCTGTGTATGTACCAGCAGTCACTGATGTTGACTCTAACTCTGTAGCACCTACTGCACCAGGTCCTATTTTTGCTTGTGTTACTGCGTCATCTGCAATCATATCTGTTGCAACTTGTACCTCTTGAAAAGCACCAGCAGATGGTGCACCTATAACTCTGTTTGCAGCACTTGAATGTTGTATCTTTGCAAATGTCACAGCGTCATCAGCTATTTTAGCAGTTGTTACTGCATCATCAGCTATACCAGCAGTGCCTATAGAACCACCAAGAGTATCTAAAGAAACTTCATTAAGATTTGTACCATCAGCGTAAGCTGCATAAATTTTTGCTTGGTCTAATGTAAAACCTGTACCACTTGCTGTTTTTATTGTTAAATTAGTAGGGTTAGTTACGGCTGTTGCATCAAAGATATAAAATTTTTCTATACTGTCAGGAACTGTTACACTACTTGCACCAGATAATGTAATCGTTGCAAATTTAACAACCATATTTCTAGCATTAGATAATGATGCGTCACTCATAGCTAAAGCTAAAGTGCCACCATCACTTAAGGTTACTTGTTCAAATCCTGCTATTGCTTGTTGTAATAAATTTAAGTTTGTATTTGTCTTATCTCCCCAAGTACCAGCGTTCTCGCCAGTCGCCATTAATTCTAGTTTTAAGTCTGTAGAAAATGTTGAAGCCATATGTTTTGTCCTTTATGCTGCTGTTTCTATTTCAGTCCAAGTTACTGTTGTGCCAGTATCAATTTCTGACCACACTATTAGTATAGGAGTTCCTACACTAGGCGTCAATACCAAGCTAGTCGGAACTATGTTACTTATTGTGTCTATTGTCACACTTCCAACATTACCTGTTATGCTAACACCTGTTACAGAATAAGTTGATATAGGTGTAATACTTCCGACAGCACTTGTTGAGGAAACACCTGTTACAGAAAAACTTGCTGTTCCTGTAACTGTTACTGAGCCGACGCTACTTGTTACACTTGCTCCTGTAACATCAACTGGAGTTTTCTGTCCTGTAACTGGATCGCCAACAGCACTTGTTAAACCCAAACCACCTACTGTTTCGTTAGTATCTTGTTCAAGTGATATAGTTCCCAAAGCAGAAGTTCCTTGTACTCCTGTCGGTGAAACTGTAGCAAATGCTGTTATAGTAACTGAGCCAACATTACTTGATACACTTACACCTGTAACTGAAACGTCTGCATTAGCTTGTATAGTGCTTGAGCCTACAGCACTTGTTACTGATACTCCAGTAGCCTCTACAGAATATCTTTCACCCCAAGCTCTACCACCCCAAAGACCTCTTCCCCAACCTGTGTTAATTAAAAATTCTGTTGGTATGGTTACAGCTCCAATTGCAGTAGAAGAGCTTACTCCAGTAACTGTTTCGATTCTGCCTAAACCAACACTAGACGAACCTACTGAAGAACTTACAGAAACACCTGTAACTGTAAAAGGGTCTACAGCTATACCAAAAGTCCCTGTCCCTACATTACTTGAAACAGATATTCCAGTAACTGTAACTGTACAATTTCCTATTACAGTAGTCGAACCGACTGCACCTGTTGAAGAAACGCCAGTAGGTGTTTGGTCAACATCCGATTGTTTATTCCAAGCGTTTTGTCCCCAGGAGGCTTCACCCCAAGCGTTAGCCATTTTTTATTCCTATGCTATTCTTAGTATAGCGTCTGTGGCATTAGCAGTAGGAAACTGTATTGTAAATGTACCAGAAGTAGCTGTTTTATCTCCACCAAAATCTAAAACTGCAACTGCTGGATCACCAGTTGCTGAGTCGTTATAGATTAAAGCACCTCTTGCTGTAAGTGTGACACCTACAAAAGATAAATCTGCAAAATCCACGACAGCAGTATCACTACTTAAAACTGGTGTAACAGCAGCTAAATCTTTACCAGTTGCTGTATAACCTGATGGTGAACTTACCTCATTATCAGATGTGTAAGATGTTGTTGACTTACCAAGAGTTGCACTTGATGTATACATACTTAATTTAAAAGTGTTTCCACCAGGATTAGTAAAGTTATGAGTTCCTTTTAAAACATCTCTTTTAAATACGTTTGTTACTACACTTGTTGTTATTGCCATATTTTACTCCTTTTTTAGTTTAAGGTGAAGGAGAAGCGACTTGTATTCGAGGCACACCATCGTCATACTCTCCTCTTCTTCTTCTACCCATTTGTTGCAACGCAAAATCTTGTATTTCTTCATTATACTTAGTTTTATATAAGTTGTACATATCAACTGGACCTTTTAAGTAACTAAAACACTCAGTTAAGACGCCATGTAGTAATAAAGATTCTTGAAACTTAGATAAAAATGTTTGATTTGTTGAACTAAAATGAGGTGGGTCTTTTATATAATTCATTTGTATATCATACGATTGATCTGGAACAGGTGCTAATAAAAAAACATTTTCATTCCAGTTAGCATAATATTTTGGTTGTCCTGTTGCATCAGTAGGATTAAATTCAGCTATAAAAGATGTATCTCTTTTTTCTAAAAAATCTCTTGTGCCTGAGTTGATAACTTGTATAGACCTAATAACTAAAATATCGTCTGGAGTATTCAAATATCTTTGACTTGCAGTTGTACTTGCTATGACATATTTTCTTATATCATCATAATCTACTTTACCAGCAATATCTAATTCAATGTTTCTGATAAATTGATCTAACAACGTATCGGATAAAACATTAGAGCCTACCTCTGTATAATTACGAATCTGAGTTAAAAAAGCAGAATGTGTAATACTCATGATATCACCACATCAACAGTACCTATAGATGTTGTTGCCTCTACTGATGTAAGTTTAGTCCCTAGTATATTATCACTATCTGAAACTCTCATACTTGCTCCACTGTTAATATCATTACTTATATAAAGTAAAAATTCTTTTTGGTTTTCTGGTGGTCTTGGTCTTGCGTTTGCTAAAGCTATAGCATCTGCTTTAATATGTTTTCTTTTTATCTGTGGGTGTTTAGCCTCAAATTCAGATTTATGTACAAAAGAGCCATTCCATTCTTTTATCATTTCATTATATGGAAATGCCAAACCTGATCTGTCAGAAATTGCTTTTGCGTATTTACCTCTTGCGTATGCCATAGTCTATCCTTGTGGAAAATAACTTTGTGGTGTTATGTAAACTGAAGTTCTTTGTCCATCTTCTGTTAAAGCCCTTTGTAATTCATCTTCATACAATAATTTATTCTGTTGTACCAACTGTGGGTTTTTTTTCATACTCAAGTAATAAGCCAAACCTGACACCATACAAGGTATGAATCTAAAAACAACATCAGCTTGATTAGTATAAGCTCCAACATCCTCAATCCTTTTTAAGTAATAATATTTAAGATAAGTATAAGTTGAAGCGTCTGGAGTTTGATACAAAGTAATAGTAGGTATTGTTTGTCTATCCACATAATACTGACTCGGTTGTCCTTGTGAACCTTTGTTTGGTAAAGCACTATATTCACTTCTACTTATTTTTGTTAAAGAAACATCATTGGTTGATGAAGTAGTGCCTGTGGTTGTGCTAACATAAGCCTCTAATACATCGTTAGCATTTGTTGGAGCTGTATAAGTTGCTGTGCCTTGTGTTAACAATTGTTCTTTTAATTCAACTTTCCATAAATGAACACCTCTGTTACCCCACTCAGAAAACATAATATTTAAACTTCTTCTAGCCGATTTTAAATCTTTACCAGAATTAGTTCTAACACCAACTCTTTCATAAGCTTCTTCTATAATATCGTCTATATCTAAATCAAATGCTGTTGTTCCAGAGGTTGCCATTTTTTATCCTAAAAAACACCTTTAAATTTTGTTCCCTTAATAGCTATACCTCCACCCTGACTTAATTTTTGAGGCTTATCATATTTAGCTTTTTGCTCCATATACATTTGTTCTTCTCTTTCCTTTTGTCCTACAGTCTTTGGAAAAGCTCTACTTATAACATCTTGAGATAATTTGCTCATCATTTTACCACTAAAAGCACCTTCTCTAAGTATTTTAAAATCTTCAGCGTCTATTTTATTGTTTTTATTTTTATCTATTTTAGCTTGACCACCTGTTAATTTTTTCGTAACAGATTTTTTATAAGTTTCATATTCTTTATCAGATGTTAGTCCACTACCTAAACCACTTGCTTTGAGAGAATCTTTTGCTCTTTCTTTCATTTGTTTTTTTTCTTTTACTGAATAAGTTCTTACTAATTTACCAGTCAATGTGTCAGCACTTCCTTTACCCTTTGTACCTTTTGGTTTTTCTACTTTGACTTTTGACTTACCTTGCATAGATCCTGCCAATGCTCCTAACATTCCTGCCTTTAAGGCTCCACCTTCTTTGAAACTTTTATTAGTTAAAGGTTTTAAAACATCATCATACAAATTTCTATTAATATTTTTTTCTGATCTTTTCATACTTCTTTTATTTTGAGAAGTTTGTTTTGGTGGTACTTTTAAACCATACAGTACTTCATCTATTAATTTATTTTCATCAGTCATTACACCACTCCTTTATAATAATCTGCTAGTCCACCTTGAACTGCAAAAGTTTTAACATTTGTTGGTTTACCACCAACACCTTGAGCTTTTGCTCTTTTTCTTTTTACTGCACTTTGTCTTTCACCTTTGGTCATTCTTTTAGCTTTTGCAAGAGGAACACACTTTGGATATTTTCTTTTAGCATCTGC